ATATCTAAAGGCATCAGCAGGGTCACGCGCCCAATCATGAACGTCAGAATCTTTGAATACTTTATTCTTCTCGTCCCACTCTTTTCTATAATTCTGTAATCCATATAAGCCCATAGCACACTTTTCCTTGTCAAAATAGCAATTAGGCAATACCATTCTTACAGCATTTCTACCATCTTCTTTACTAAGTTTTCTAACTATTTCTAGTCTTGTGCCTTTAAACAACTCTTCAGCTACTTCCATTCTAGTACGTCCTGTACCCCATTCAATATTTGCTATATCGTGTGGAAAGTTATGTGATTTATAAACATAAGGCTTAGATTGTAATATTTTAGCATAATGGTCTACACCTTTATTATTAGAGGTGTAATAATCTATAATATGTAAAGCTTTACCCATAGGTTGTACAAACCATATAGAGGTAGCATCTCCACATCCAATATCCCAATAGGTCTCTACAGGTGCTGCTGGATCGTGTGGTACTTTACCTATCTGTCCTTTAGCATCTAAATCCTCTAATATAGAGAGATAGTAGAATCCATCGGCATTTGCAGTCCAGGAGTTATAATATTCTTGTTGAATCAACTCTTCAGACATACCAGCATCCCTCTCTTCCTGAATCATCTCATCAGTAACATACCGATTTCCATTCTCATCTAGAGTATCTAAGATATTGTAGTTTTGTACAAACCAATTCTTATTTTTTAGTGCCATCTGATAAAGATCATGAAAGTGATTCTTACCGTTTGTAGAACTATTAAATGCAGCCCATCCATTATTCTCTCTCAAGATAGGTCGAATAATATTCCAAGCTTTGGGGTTCTGGAATGCAAACTCAGAGAACACGCAGCCTACTGGATTTGATCCACGAACCTTATCAAACTTATCAGTACCCATGATCTGAATGACAGAACCATTCGTAAGAATAAGTTTCATATCATTACTATTTCTAGATTGTATAAGTGAATCAGGAATATGGTCTAGAAATTTAAATCCAGACCCATCCATACCATCCCAAATTACTCTTCGACCTTGTGCATATTCAGGAAAGAAGTAATAGTATACTCCTTTTCTCTTCAATGACTCTTTAACTGTTAGATTAAATAGGGTCTTATCTTTACCTGCTCTACGATGATAAATTGCTATTAGTCTTTTAAATCCAGAATCTCTGGCTGCTAACAGTTCTTTTTGATAAGAGCGTGGAGTAAATTGGTATGGTATTGTGATTACACTCATAAATTAATAAAGTAATTCCGTTATATAAGACTCTATAGCCATAAAGTCATTAGCTGAATTTAAAGTTAAATTAGGACCAAGAGTAGTATCTACTGATGTAGAAATGCCTAAAGATCCACCTCCAGCAGGAACAATCCTCCCTACATTATTTCTTACTGCAAATATTTCAGTAGCTTTATTACCAAAAGTAACTGTTGTAACTGATTGACTAGATACATTAGTCCCTGCTAACTCTATTGCCATTATTTTAGTTCCAGCAGAATTATTACAACTATAGTTCCATGCAAATCTTACTTTACCTGTTGTACCTAATGTATTTGCAGGTATTGTTTTTAATAAAGGAGTTACCACTACTTTAGATGTATTAGTATTGACAATGCCTGATGTAGATTGTGATGTAGCAGAGGTACAGGTAAAAGTATTAGCATCTACATATGTAAAGTTATCATACCATCCAGTTACAGCAGCGCCTGATCCAAACACTAAATATATCTTATACCCCACTCCTCCAACACCTGAAGCGATATTATGTGCTACAGGAGTGCCACCTCCGTTGGTAACAGTTATAGTAGTACCTGTTTGAGAATAGGTAGATGCATTAGCAGCAGCGAGAGATGGTACTATATATCCAGTATCATTCTTATTAAATACACTTAAGGCTGATATTAATGGGGACCAAATACTTACTCCATCAGACCATACAGGTAAACTAAGAGAGGTATCATAATAGATAAATCCAGGAGATATATCTACATGCAATGGCCTAGACCCAGTAGGTCCAGAAGATAAAACATTATTACAATTCAATAATTTTCTATTAGCACTTACAGAATTTGTAAGTCTGTAAGAACTTAAACAGTTATAAAACTCTACATGTAATGTAGCTGAAGCTGAGTTATCTTTGAAAGTATAAGAAGTTACTGTACTATAACACTGATTAAATACTACTTTATTACTAAAAGTTACACCATTATTTAAATAGAAACAACCATTAGAAGAGGCAGTTTGTGAAAACTCACAATTATTCATGTACCAATTCTTAGCTAGATCATAACCTATAGTAAACGGGGTCGATCCATTCCATATAAATTTAACCTTATTCCATATTAATTCATTAGCATTAGAGTGTGGAGTGGTTAATGTTATGCTACTTCCAGTTGCTAAATTGAATGTAACATTATCCATTCTAGCAATACTTAATAACTGAATAGGTGCTGAATTAGTAAATGAAGAGTTGGTTATCTCTAAGTACATGGAAACAGTAGGAGTACCATAATAAGGTGTATATGCCTTACAGTTATCCATATAAATATTTACATCATCATTTACAGATGTTATATTAGCAATAACTACATCAGAGAATGCATTTATTGTATTAACATTTTTAATCTTTATTGTAGATAAATGAGCAGGAACTACTACTTCTTTAACTGTTGATGATGTACGTGTAAAATTCACTTTAACATTTTCTACTGATACCAAATCGGTATCGGCATAACCAGCATTAACCCTATTTTTGTAAACACAGCAATCGTGTTGGACTAGGAGATGATTAGGTCTTCCACCATCTAAATACATTCCAAAATTAGTTATATCTAAGTTCTTTAAAATCCAGTTTTGATTATTACCACCAGATATATAAAAACAATGTTCACCAACTTCATTGATTACAACCCCATCAAATGTAATATTAGTAGTATTACCATCACAAAGGATAGCAGTATACATCATATTACTTATATTCGTATTATAGAATGTAGTATTTGAAGAGGTAGCTCCAACTACTACTGCTCCAGAACTTCCAAAAGCACCTTCATCTATTGCATTAGTATAATTACCATCCATAGTTAAACCAAATATTTTATTATTATTTCCTTTTACATATAATAATCCATATGGTGTCGTTGTCCCACCCTTAAATTTAAATTTACCTAAACAATCTATAATACTATTATTAACTACCATTGCAAATCTAGCAGAAATAATAAATGTACCATCTGGGATAGTTAATCTTATTCCACTCTTTCCATTAATAGCAGATGCAAGGGCCTGAAATGCAGCAGTATCATCAGTAATACCATCGCCTACTACTCCATACTGTTTGGCATTTACTTCACTATATACTTGTGTTGCTGATACTCCAGAACTACCAGAAGTTTGAGAGCCAGAAACAATTACTTGACTTGATGGTGTTTGAGATACTGTACCCATATTAGATCGCCAAAGTGAATGTTATAGCAGCATTAGTTCCAGATATAGAGACTAAAGTTACATAAATATATCCCCAATTAAGAGGCAAAACTGCTCCTGCTGCATCTGAATCTGTACCTGTTAAATTAATAGAAGCCAACAGTGTACCGTATTGATTTCGTTTAGTATTACAACCATATACTGCAATCGCAGCCGACACATCTCCCGATCCAGTTATATATGCCTCTATTGTCTTCTCTTTGGGAGGAAACATGAATGCATCTGAAGTACGTGGAGTAGTTATTGCATCAAAGATTATGGTAGGTATTTTTTCTTGTACTATGATATAATCAGTCATTATATTACTAACTCATGTTGAATTGACTCTAAGGCAATATAATCACTAGCAACAGCCACTTGTAGTTTAACAGTTAAATCTTGAGCAGTAGTAGTATCTACAGCTAAGTTTACTACAGCTAATGTAGATGAACCAGCACCTGTAGAGCCTTGGTTATGAGATACTTGCTTTTGAGTATTATTAATATTAGAGAGCACTCTACCAACTGCTGCAAAAGATATGGCTGTTGTAGCCTGATCAGTAATATAGGCACTGTTAGCTAGTAGCACTCTAAGCGTTTTGGCTCCAGCAGAGTTATTGCAACTAAATATTGCACTAGTTCTTATAGAACCATTTAACCCTAAAATATTTGCAGGTATTGTAACAGTTAGTGCAGATACAGTAATTTGAGATAAATTAGTATTTACAGCACCAGATGTACTTTGAGATACTGATGAGGTACAAGTAAAACTGTTAGCATCTACATATGTAAAATTAGTAAACCATCCTGTAGTAGCTAGTCCAGAGCCTATAACCAAATATACATCTTTTCCATTATGAATAGTAGCAGGTATTAAATGACCTGTAGATGTTACAGTAATTGTAGTACCTGTTTGAGAATAGGTAGCAGCATTACCTGTAATTAATCCAGGCACAATCCATCCCTTATTTGAATTTAATATAATTATTGGAGATCTTACACTTGCACCATATATAGGCATATTACCACTCCCTTGCTGTAAATGCTTGAGATGTAGTAGAGCCTATGATACTAATAGCCCCAATTGGTTTATAATTTAAAGGGGTTTCCCAAAGTTCTCCAGCTTTAATTTCAAGAGAGGGTTGTGATTGTACAGCAGTTGTCAAATCACTTACCCACAATGAAACTGCACTGTTATTTCTAATCAGATAACCAGTTCTTCCAGGGTTAGCAGTAGATATAGTCTGAGCCGTACCTCCAAGAGTTATTGTACCTGATATATCTACTACGGGTGTATTACTACCTTTTAATACGACTTCTAACATTATTTATCCTATTTAATTAATCAATATACTCTGAACCTAACAGATGTCCTTTAAATCCTATTATGTCTATAGTATGTATTGGATATGCTCTATACATCTTCTCTAACTTACTACGACTCATACAACCTACGCATCCTTTAGTTGTAATAATATAGAAGACTTTCATTTATTTACCTATTTTTTTGGTAGCAACATCTTTAACTTTTTCAACAGTACGCATACCACCAATGCCTAATAAGCCATATAGAATATTTGTGGCTACTGTAGGATCAATCATGGGAAGAGGGGGAATACCCCAAAAAGCACCTACATAGGTTGCTATTGAGATGCCTATTCCAGAGTATAAAAGAGTAAGAACACCTACCCACCCTACTGCTGGTCTCCAAGCAGCTACAAACCAATGTGGTGATGCTGACTCTACTTCATTTATTTTAAGTTGCTCTAATACTAAATTAGTTTGTGCTTGCATTTCAGCAGTTACTTGTGCTATTTTAGCTTTTTCAGACTCTGTGGCATCAGGCCATATACGTGTTATTGCATCATCAGCTAGTTTACTTACTGCCGCTATTGCATCATCTATTCCAAACATTATATCATACCTTTAAAGTGTAAATAGGTAGCCAATGCTACTGTAATTATTCCAATAAAATAAAAAATCTTTTCAACTACAGTTTGTCCTACAGCAGCATAAGCCATTGTTCTTAAATTAGCAGCTACTTTTGTAGTCATATCCTCTTCTACTTTATCTATAATCTTATCAGCTATTTTATCAGCTATTTCATCTAAAAGATCTGGAGTAATTATTTTACCTTTTAGATAATCTAGATATTCTTCGTTTCTACGTTCTACAAATTGCACACCACTTCTCTCTTCTCTCATTGTTGTTTCCTTGGGGTATTGTCAATCCATTTATAGCACTTTTAAGGTGATATTAATAGTCTTATCAAACTCTTCTATCCTACCAGAAGCACGTGTAATTGTAATATGATTTTTAATAGAGAAAGTTTTAGTGGTTACACTTACAGAATCTACTCTTACCATAGTCCTATTATTATTTACAATCAATGGAGAAGAGGTAGTAACTCCAGAATCACTAGTCCAAATAGAAGAAGTGAGAGTATCTCCTGTTTGTAAACGAGCAGAATAAGGTTGAGCTTTCCAGGTTACACTACCATCTGCTATGGTTTTACCATCTCCTGTAGGCCATATAGGTTCAGTAGAGCCTGTAATACCACCTATAGTACATGTATACATACATCCATTAGGGGTTGTAGGTATAACAATGGCTACATCTTTAATATAATCTTTATTGCGTTCTACAACATCAGGTCTATATAATATAGAGTAATACTTTTTAGAGTCTATATCATGACAATCAGTAGTGGGCCAAGTTATTTGTGATGAATCATCATTATATAGTATAGTCATGATTAAGAGAGGGTAATAGCACCGTTGGTATTATCAAAATCAATGGTAAATGTTTCCAAGTTAGCCATAGTAACAGCAGAACCATAATCACCCCAACCAATTAAAGGTCCACCAGCAGCAGTTGAGTTATAAAGTACTGCATATCTAAAAGTGGCTACAGCACCTGAAGCAGTTAAAATAAGATCTGTTAGATCTAGTTTATATACTCCACCTGTCTGAGAAGATGAAATGGTAGTAATATTCCTTGAGGATAGATTAGTATAAGCAATTTGAGTAATATCTGCTATAACTGTATTTGTTGCTGAAGGCGCTACGTTAGTTAGAGCAATTACTAGTTGATCAGAGCCTAAGTTATGTACCTTTTCAGCAAGGTTTTCTACGAAACAGTTAAATTTAGAGAGAGCTGCCATTATTATTCCTGTGAAAATTGAATTATTGTTGGTATTGATTCTACAGGAATTATAGGTTCTGTAGAGATTAAAAGAGAAGGTATATCTATTAATTGATATGGATTAGAATAACTATTAGCTTGAACATAGTTAATAGTATTTATATAATCCATTAAATTTATATCATTTATTGTATTAAATACTTTTATTGGTGTAGGTGTCACTAGAAATAAAATATCTCCAGTTTCTATAGGCTCTATTATTATATCAAAATGACTTAGATTTATACTACTAAAAGCAGAGAAGAGCGAAACTGTGGATAAACTTAAATTATTTCTATTCCAAAGTAAATTAGCACTTACTGAAGGGGAGTATAAATTTCCATCTAAAACTAATTTTTTTTGTTCACTGAAAGAGGCAGTTATGTCTACAGAGTATATTCCACCCTCTAAACTTAAGATCTTACCTCTCAAATAAGAGAAATAAAGATCACCACCTACACTCATAGAAGAAGTATCTATAGGGAAGAATTTTCCTCTTAATCCACCTATATCATTAAACTCAGTAGACCAAGACTGATCTCCTATTTCTAGTAATTTGTGTGATATTAGTCCTAAATCATTAAAGCTTAGAGTAGTAGACTGGCTAGATAGTTCAAGTACTTTATTTCGTTGTAGTTTTACAGAGGAAGAGATAGAATATCCTACAGAATTTAAATTAAAATCGTAGGTATGCCCAAAACCTATATCTCCATTAGTTAAGAGAGTATCTATATATCCTAGTAATAGTATTTTACTTACTTGATAATCAATATTGCTATTTAGAGTAAAATTAGCAGCATTTGAAATAATCTTTCTGTTCCATCTTAAAGATAAATTACCCCCCACAGAATATATGGAAGTGGTTGGATGTATAGCAAACCCACG